TAAAAATGGGATTGCTAAATGATCAATATTTTCACCTTTTAGAGAATCTTCTTTTTTAGGTGAAATTCTTGAATGATTTCCAGGACACATGTAAACGTGAACTGTTTCAAAGTGATAGCTCAATTCAGCTAAGAATTGTGATAGATAATTTGTCACACATAGAAATTGTTCTATAAGATTTTGATTATTTTCAATGCGAAGCTCATTATGGATAATTCCACTAACCAATTCAGAGAGTATAATAAAAGCGTTTTCTGAGTTGTGTCGTTTTTGAACTTCCAATATTTTATCAAGATATTCATTTAATCTATTTTGAAGAATCTTCTCATTAAACTTATTGAAATAATTATCAATTTCAATACCAGTATGAATATCTGTACAAGAGATAATCAAATCATTGTCGCTATTTTTAACACATATATTTTGTCTGTATTTATCGTAATCTAAAGATTTTCCAGAATACTCAGAAATACTTCTAATAATTTGATCTCTGTAACTTTCTTTTCTGGCTTCTTCACGAATGATACGTCTAAGTTCATTTCTTTCATCTCTTGTCTTAACTTTTTCTTTTTCTAATTCTTGCTTTTGAAGTTGCAATTCTTTAAAGTAAGAATCTTCATTTTTATATTTTCTAAAAACACCAGACTCATAATATCGTTTGGCTTGTTGATAAGGTTTTCTATAAGCAGCTTCCGTTCTATACTCAGATTCGTCTTTTCTGAATTCTTTGTTGATAATATCTGCTATTTCATACCAACTCAAATCGAGATTTCCAGAATCTTTAGCTTGTCCTAATCTAAAAATGAACTTTTCTTCATTTTCATTCTCTAATCTATGCAGATTATTTTCTGTAATTGTGTTCACCGCCCAACATTATACTTCTGTATCTTCATCATCAAGTTTTACAGAAATTTTGAAATCGATTGTATCCACTCCATCTGGCAGAGCATCAATGAGTTGCTGTGCAACATCTTCACCTGTATCTGTATCAATAAGTCTCAGATTTTCAACTGAAATATTTTTGAAAGTAATAACTTTCTTTGATGGTGTTACTTTGCTTGGTGTTTCTTTTACTTGAATCATATATAAGATCTTCCTTTCGAATATACATTATTGTTTTTAACAAAAAATAGAAGAGTAGTACGTACTCTTCACGATAATTTAATATTTATTTCTGATAGTATCAAGTTTTTCCATATTTTTTCTACTTTCCGTTACAAAATATGTTTTACCGGAATGCTTCGATGTAGTATGAACAATACCATTTTCACCATATTTCACACCCATCGAAAGCAGTTTATCTTTTTCTTGCTTGGTAATTGTTAGTATAACTTTTCACATCCTTTGATTTATTTTTCCAAAAGAAATAATTCTTATTGAAATCGAACAATACTCATACTTGGAATCGAACCAAGATCACAGATTTAGAAGAACCGTGTTCTTTCCATTGAACTATATGAGTAAAAAATGACATTTTGACGTAAACTCTCCCAACAGGACTTGAACCTGTGACATCCTGGTTAACAGCCAGACGCTCTACCAACTGAGCTATAGGAGATTAATACATAAAGTGGAACTGATGGGATTCGAAACCAACCCATAATATAATGGGAGAAGATAGAGTCGAACTAATTAGTTTTATATCTTATCCAAGACTTTAACTTGGTATTTATATGTCTGAAATCCTTGATTGTTACTCGTAGGTTCTTCTCTTAATGAAATGCAATTTCGATTCCCTTCTTTAAGAAGATCTTCTATTGGAATACACCACATATGTAAATCTTTATTTACACAAAATAAGTAATCAAGCTCAGAATGATCAATAACATTATCATAAACAGCACCTTTGGTTCCTCCGGTATTTCTTAAATTAATAGCACTGCCTATTGTTTGAGTTGCTTTACATTGAACAGTTTTAAGCCGTCCGTCTTTTTCGATTATTAAATCATACCACTGAGTATCATTCAAAGGAACAGAAACTGTGTAACCTTGACAAGTAAAATAATTTATTGCCATTGTTAAACCAATTCTGCCAATTTGTTTTCTGTTAATTTCATCCATTCATAAAACTCCTATTAAACTAAACTAACCCGCTACCCCTACGGTATATTCTCCCATAATAGCAGGTGATGGATTTGCACCACCAATCTCCAGATCATGACTCTGGCGAGATACTATTTCTTCCAACCTGCGTTATTGTTTTTATAGGGACAGATAATGTTACGTCTGCCCCTCGTATACGTTTTATACTTCAAAGTCCTTATTTATTACACGCATTGGCAAGAGCGTGTGGAAGTACTTTTACAACTCTGCAATTTCCCTCCATATTACGGACGTTAAATCGAGTCAAAAAAGTCAGTATTTATCTATGTTTTTTGGACTTTTTTTCTTCGAGTTGCCGTAAATTTTTGTGCACATTTGTCATTTTATAAAGTTGATTAGAAACTTTTCTTTGTTGGTTTTGTATAAAATGTTCAAAATTTTCCTTGTATACTTCTCTGGAGAATATTTTCGTTTGCGAGAAGAACCTTCATTACTATCTAATCCAAGAGATATCTCTATAAGTCGATTTATAGTAATAATATTTCCTATTTTTATTTTGCTTATATCTTCTAAAACTTCTTTCGATTTTTCACAAATCTGAAAACCACTTTCATCGTCATTATCTGAATATTTGATTTTTGCTGTTTTAACAAAAGAATCATATTCCTGAACTATTCGCATAATCTTCGTCATTTGTCTGTCATTTGCTCTTCCTTTCATTTTAATAAAGAAGTTAGAAGTAGGGACGGTATCAGATGTAGAAGAGTTTTGAATCTTATCTAACCAATGCTCCAACCAGTTCATAGGACAAGACAACTCTCTATTTATTCTATTTTTAAGTTTGTTTTTTGCTTCATCAACTTTTTCTTGTGGTAATTCTTTTCCGTTTTTCGTATGTTTTATCTCTCTGGTGTATTTCATAAATTCAGGAAAATCATATTTTTTGTATTTTGGTCTTCCAGAATCTGAATATCCCATAAACTTTTTAATGCTCATACAAGGCATTTTACTAATTCTATCAATTTCCTTGTTGCTATCAATTTCATACTCTCTTTTGCAGCTATCGATTATTACCTGGGCAAGCACACTCAATATAACGAAATTATCATAAAGTTCTTTAAGTCTTTCTTCATCAGGATTATCTTTTTCTAATTCTGTCCAATAATATGTTAAAGCTAATTGAGCTAAATTACTTGAATACCCAATACCCATTCGTGATTTTGAAAACTTATTATCCATCAGAGCGTAATCTTTTTTAGAATTAGTATATGTAATTCCAGATTCTTGAAGTGCGTTTACAATAGTGGGGAACTCTTCGTAACATCGTTTTGCACATTTTACCATTGTTGAATTATTCGTGACTAGAAAGAAATCTGTATGTTGTTGTATTCTTGGCTCTTTATCCAAGACTTCTCCGATTTTCACCGGAGGATCGGACTATCTCTTTACCCTCGTTTAACGTTAGGTTTGCAGGTGACGAATCTGCTCATACATGCCTATATCATGTAGTAATCGGCACTCGTGGAGAAAATTATCGTTTGCATTAACTCATTTCTCTAGTCTCTAAACCTTCCCATTACTTAAATGCATTCATGGGCTTGGTAATTGATTAGCATAGTATTAAAATTTATCAGTGTATTATTATAGTTTGTTATATGAAAATTTATAATTTTTGTAATTTTTATTGTGTGTTATAGATGTAATAATGTGAGATCTTATGGAAGAAACTTTTGCAGAAGAATTTGATTCTTTTATTAGCCATTCTGCACACGCTCCTATATAATTAAATTTCTTGACAAAATTATTAGATAAATCATATACATATATCTCACGTGCTCTACCATTTTGTTCTTTTGGTCTTGAGTAATATTGTATTCTAAGTTCTGGATTGTCCTTTACCTTTTCATGTAAAGTTTTATTATTATAATTTGGATTATTCTCTCCATAAAAATCTCTACTTTTCATTTTATCAAGCCAATGATTATATTGTTCAGGAGACATTCTTTCTTGTGGAGATATACCGTACATGGGATTATTCTTCCCAGAATTGTTTTTGCTATGAAGTAGTTTAATCCTATTCTGTTCTTCTATTGGTAGCTTGTGGAATATGTCTATACCATACATAGGATTATTTTCTCCAGACATTGTTTTAGAATGTTGTTCCTTCCATTGTTGAGTATGAGGGACACCGCTACTCCCTTCACCACCAAATGTAGAATTTGTCAAATACATACCTGAATTATTTTGGTATCCGATAACATCAATTCCATAACCTAATTCAAATACATAATAGCGAATTCTTTCTTGTTCTACGTTAAAAGCTTCTTCTTCTGACAAATTATCTTTATATATTTTTGTTATGTATCCGTATTTATTAGCAATTCTATCGTGATGTTTGTTTCGTCTTTTTTGCTTATATCTATGACCTTTGCCTTTTCCGACATAAAAACATGTCATATTATCTAATCTAAATCTTTCATATACATAATATTCTTTTTTGTTTTCCATATTTTATCACCTCATGTCCTAAGCTGATAAATTTTAATACATTAGCTTTCCTATTTTCACCGATTATTTTTTGAACAAGATTTCTCTTGAACCGACCCAGTAGTTAAGTCTTCGTCCATTCCATTTGCACGATCTTGTATATCTGTTCCAATGCAATTAACCGCTATAATGTTTTTACTAAATGCAAAATATTTTTCCATTTCTTCTGAATACACATTATGTAGATAACAAACATTGTTTGGGGAATTATGAGGATTTCTAAACGCTGCTAAATATTCATCATGTTCAAAACGCTTAGTATAACATTGAATTGTTCCAAATTCTTTTTGAAAAGTAGGATCTTTTGTATAATCCTCACCAACAGAATAAAGTAGAAGTGCATATGGATTACCGCATATAGTTAAATTATCACCATTAACCATAATTTTACCTTTTCTCAACTTATATACATATTCAAAAATAATTTTCTTTTTCTCATCTCTAAAAAACGTGCTATTTCCAAAATCGTGATTATGATGATATAAATCTGCAAGCATTTCATAGTGATTTACTTCATTTGCATATTTTCTCAAGAATTTCTCAAATTCATTATTATCTCTTTTTAACAATTCCACATAGTCAATACTCACTTGAGCGATATCTTTTACATCATTTGAAGTACATGGGAGAGTATTTATCATCTGATAACTTAATTGCTGATAATTTCCAAGCTTACTAGGATGATCTGTTTTTACAATTCCCCAAATGTCACCATCCATATGAATCCTATCACACCAATATTCATATGCTTCAGTTAATGTATTACCCATTAAATCTGCGAATTTCTTCCACTTAATAGCATTATCTGTTGTAATCATTTTAATATCTTTGATGTAATGCCATTTTCCAAACATATCCTGAACTTGATAAGTATTGTAATCATATCCATTCTTATCACACCAATTCATAAAAAACTTTTGAATATATGATTTAAAAGCACATGCTTTAAACAGATGATTTCTTAATAAAGCCATTCCATTTATAAAAGATGGTAATTTGAGATATCGATAATCAGCTTCAATCAAAGCCATTCCATCCCATAAGGTATTCTTTACTTTACGAATTTCTTCAGTTACAACGCACTTCTTTTGCTCTTCACCGTTATTATTTATGAAGTTTTCAGCTTTTACAACTTTTGTGATTGTTTCAAAAAAAGAATCTTGATCTTTTAGAATTAAGATATTTTCAACAGGAATATGGATTGTATCAATGATAGTAGAGGTAGTAAGAGGTGCATATGCAGACATTTCAACTATTTTTGCATTATCAAATTGCATTTTATTTCCTAAACCAATAGTGAGCCAATCATAAGCAGTATCATATAGTTTACTATTGATAAAAATTACTTGTCCTAATTTTGCTTTTGCACTTGTGCGAAATAACATTTCATAGTGAATAACTTCTTGTTTAATTGTTCCGTCCCTACATTTTTTCTTATAGGCAACATCAACTCCATTTTCGTAAAAATACTCACGAATTTCATCACGCTTTTTTGGTGAGTACAATTCTTTGCGACTTTTAATTTTGTGTAGAGTTTTTTTAATGTTCTCTTTTTGTTCATCACTAGATTCATTATATAATTTTTCTAACCTTTTATATTCCTCTTCATAAGATCGACTACCAAACTCATAATCCAAACAAATAATATCTCTAGTACTTTCACCTTTGTATATGTTCAATCCATTCTTTTGAAGAAAAAAGTTAAACAGACTATTATTAAACATCGCTTCTGTATATGTAAAATAATCTCTGATACCAAGATTTACATCATATAACATACCAGCTGGTATATTTTTAATTTTAATTCCGTATTTGCTCATAAAATTTATATCACCACCAATTCATCATCACACAAAATAAACAGGAATCTTTCTCATATTGTATTTTTTACAAATAAGATAAGCAATATATCCATCAACCAGTTCAAAATCTTCATTTAGTACAATATTGGATAATTCACCATATTCCAAAAAACGTTTCAATTTCTTATTAAACTTAAATTCGTTAGGAGATTTTCTTTGAAAACAATATGGAATTTTTACATCGTTGATAGAAATCCAATATTCTGTATCTTTTTTATATCCAAATAACATTGTCATTAAGTTACTCATAATAATTTTCCTCCATAATTTTAATATCGTATTGTAACCAATCAAGTAACCATCTAATACTTGGTATACAATCTCTATGTACATATTCACCATCTATATTTTTAATATATTCATCACCAGCACATATGCCTTCCTCACAATAACTGCAAAAATATCTTGCTTTTTGTGTAGTGTAATTTGGACATCCTGCACTGCACGGATCATGTCTGCAAGTTTTACACATTACGCAGCACCCACTTTCTTATTTATTTTCTCATGAGCAAATCCATCATCCGTTGTATAATAGATTTCTCTAATTCCAAAATCTTGTATGGCTGCCATACAGGAAGGACATGGTCTTGCCATACTATAAGGTCGATCTGCACGCTCACGATAAATGTACAATTTTACTTTTGAAAAATTGATATTCATATGTTTAATTGAATTTATACAATTTATCTCTGCGTGTAATTTCGGAACAAATGTCCCATCGTCCTTTTCTCTATATTTGTTATAATATTTCTGCATTGGATGCGTTTTGTGAGTACTAAACCCAACACCAATAATATTTCCACAATAAACAGCAACACATCCTATATGCACTGGAAAATCAGAAATATGTGCTATCTGATGAGCTTTTTTAAAGAATTTATCGTCTTTATTTGTCATTTTCATTCCTTTTTTGAGTATTTTTGTCGGTTTTCTTTAATTTTCTTTCTTTTTCGTAACTTTTTATCCAATATAATTATTACGTGAATAACGAAGATCATCCGCAATTCTTTGAATGTGAGCACCTGGTTTAGTAACCGGATGATTTGTACAAAAGTCATACTCATAAACATATCCAGAAAAATATTTATGAAATTCCTCTCTGGAAGGTAGGTTATATGTATCGTATTTTGTTCTCGTATTTTCGTTTTCTTTCATCATTGTTAGTTTTCTCCTTTAAAAATTTTAATATATTCATTGCAATCACTCCTTTGCCGTTGCGTGATTACTAAGTTTCTAATTCTATATTCTCTTGTATGCTTTATTTTGAGGAATTTTTAATAGAGTAGAAGAGTAGATATTATTTTGAATAGCATGTATCTATATACTGCATATATGTATTTCCACGTTGCCTTAATAAATCTTCACAGACATGATAAGCAACCCAATTATAGTCATTTATTTTCTGGCACATCTTTTGATGTAATTTCCAAAGATTTACTAGTTCACAATCAGATTTTGAATTATATTCCAATATTACTTGTAATTCTAAAGATTCCATTTCACTAACGTCATTATATATCATGTAAATCACTCCCTTATTATTTTCTCTGATATGCACTTATTCGCTATCTGAAATAGAATTTTCATCAATCCATTTCTTAAACAATGTTCTCATCCTAATACTTGGAATATATACCCATATGTCTTTTCCATCTCTGATTGCGGATCGCCAAATAAACTGTAGCATTTCAGACAAAGCATATCCATCTTCATCTACTTGAATGTTATTGCAAGTAAAGAAATTTTTTACAAATGGGTTCAAATATCTGTTTACCGGATACACAATGGATGTTCTTTCACGATATTCATTTGTTGCTCTTGAATTTATCGGTAAGAAGCCTTTTGTATAACCTTTTCCTTTCAGAAGAGATTTATAATCTTTAAAAGTTGTCCAAATATTATCAGCAGATGAATCATTCCTAATATGTCTAAAGAAATTACTAATATTGTTTTTTAGAACGTTCATTGATGAATTATTTTTATTTCTGTTATACCAAGATTTTGATAAATCAAAATCTCTATCTCCAACCATATTCATTTTCTCTACTTCACAAATATGAATCAAACTTTTGTAATCGTAGTTTAAATATTTCTTTTCAGCATCATATTCGACTAAATGATATGTTTCAGGAGTATAACCATTGACTGACCAATACTTATATTCTAATCCATAATAATCATAGTAATATCTCTGTAATTGAATATTAAACTGATATGTAAGAATATAAATACTTCTAAATGAATTAAATGTTTCTATAGGAAATAACCAAACCATAAGATTGTCTCCATAGCATACCAAACTACCTAATTCACAAAGTCGTTTTTCATTATCAAATTTTCCTTGATAATCAGAATGTTCTTTTTTCCAAATTAACTGTTTTGTTTCTGGATTGATATCAACATAGGTATTTTTTAATATTTCAAAATCTTGTTTTGATAAAAAATATTCATCAATTACATTTGCAACTTCATCCATGATTAATGTATAATTCTGTGCTCTACACATATCAATCAATTCATTATCAAATTTCTGAAATAATGCATGTGTTGATACAATATTTTCTCCTCTATTGATTAACGTTTTCAAACTGTCCAATTTACTTGTTTTATTGTCAAATTTAGGTGTTTTAAAATTTTGTTCTTTGCAAGACTCTCTATATCTAGTTACCTCATCTAAAAATGGAGTAATTACAATAAATTTTTCGTTAAATGAATTGTTAATGTAATTTATAATCGACATAGTTTTACCTGAACCCATAATTGCATCTACAATATTCACTTTGCAATTGAAAATCATAAAATTTCTCCTTTTCTCCTTTTATTTTATTTTGACACCTGTTTTCGAAAATAAGTGTCAAATTTAAATTTATCTTAATAATGAAATATGCTTATTTTACTAGCAATAATTAGTTTTTATCATATTTATTATCATATTTATTGCTCTTTTTGGCTCATGTTAAAAGTGCCAAGACATTAAAAAAATGGCGTAATTTCAACGAATTTTTAACTTTTTACTTAATAATAATATTAAAAAAGCGACTCTTAAAAAATAATGACTTGTTTAAATAAATCCTGAAGGTGTCACCCATATTTGCAATTTCTTATAATAAGGTTTTGCACATTTTGGTGACACTTAGAATGAGAGATTTATTCGTAAACTAAAATGACGATTTGTTGGACTGCGTAAGCAGGACAACAAGGGCGTTCATTGCTTGCAATGAATGACCAACAACGCCGTAGGCAATCAGTTAATTGATAACTTTTATATTGTAATATTATCCATACGACCTTTATCTTCCAGTAGAATATTCTCTATGTATTTACTCCTCATCCTGATTATTCGTCTACATCACATTCAACATTATCATCGTTACTTTTATTAAATATCGTTGGAATAGTAATAGCGATATCACTTGTATCATTCAGATGATATTTTTCTAAAAGACTGTCAACTAATGATTCAAACTGTTTGCGTAAAGTCAAGTTATGTTCAATGACATCCAGTGTATAACATGATTCCAGATGATTATCGTAACAGTAGTCATCCACCATCTGATCAAGATCAATGTCCGGATACATATTTTTCAGCTCATCATATAGGTTTTTGTATAGTGTTTTATTGTCAATATGGAAATAATCAGTAAGTAACTGGTATTTTGGAAACATCTTGGTTGACCAATAAGACCATCTTTTCTTTGATATCTGTGGTTGTTTATCTGATGATCTTGCATCTGATGTATTTGTTGAAGTTGAATTTTTCAATGCATTAACATCTTGCTGCAATGTCACAACTGTCTGAGTAAGAGTAGATAGGGTGTCTGTCATCTTTCTGAAGGTATTTGCAAAAGATTCTAATTTTTCATCAAGTTTAATATCTGATATAGATTTATTATCAATGAAGACAGAAGCTAATACATCTGCACATTTATCCTGGTAAAGTTCTAACTTAGCTGCTAATTCAGGTTGTTCACGTTTCATTTTTGGTGTGATGTTAATTTTTGCTAATGCTATTGGAAATTTACGTTGTGAAATACAAAATGTTTCTCTATCTAATTCTAATGTAGTGCCATTTTTAGTCATTACTTTTTGCATTGGAAGATTGAATTTTACAATACCTTTTGATACAATTGCGTCGTTAATCCATTTGTCACGTCTTTTTCGGATTTGATTTCTGTCCGTAAAACCAATTCCCTTTAATACTAAATTAATCGCAGTATAGACTTCACCTGTTGCATTATCTTTCAATGCAATAAGGTCATCTCCGTAAAAATTAAAATTAGTTACTTGTAATGCTGTCTGGTTATTCATGTTGTTTTCTCCTTTGTATGTTTTTTTGATTTTTTTGTGATTCATATATTTATTCGCTGTTAAAATTTATTTTTTGTTAAAAATAAGGCAGATATTTATTTTTTCATATCTGCCTATCAGTTACATCAATATTCAGTTGTATGTGTAGAGCAGATATTTATATCAGATAACCAGTTTGATTCTGGTTTAGTTATCACTCTGGCATTATTGTATGCCATCTCTAAAGTTAAACACGTATGTCCTTGATAACAATTTTCTTTCCTTGTAACAGCAATAGCAACATCTGGTTTGCTGTCAGACATTAGACATAACGGTAATAAAAGTTGAATTTTCCCATCATAATATTGTGGAATTGCTAACCTGTAATTACAAGAGACTCTTTTCTTCATAGTTTCTATTGCACCATTTAGAATGTTAATCATATTGTTGCTTTGTAAAAATTCCTTTGGTAGTCGTTCCTTGTTTCTTTCATCATCAAGAATGTGTTTGTATTGAATGTCTATTGGATAATGCCAATCAAAAATAAGTAATTCTGGTTTGCTGAAATAATTAGCTCTATCCGGTCGTTCTGTTATACCAATGCTACTTAATTCATAAGCAGTGAGAAATAAGATATCTGACCTGGTTTGATAAGCATATATTTCTTCATAGTATTTTGTGTATAATCCAGTATTGAACAATGCATAATTTGTACCAAAAATAATTTTTCTTTCAGAATGTAATCTTTCATATGTTTTTACAATATAATTTGTTAAAATTCCATTATCCGGATAAGTTTCATTTGACCAACATTCATCCAGAGTTAATTGAGCAAGCTTATTAGTGTAATCTTTCCAATCAAGATCAAAATAGGACATAACTTCACCTTCTTTCTGATCGGTGCTTGTGTTATCTGTGTTTGGGTCAGAAACATTCTTTGATTCATCTTTTTCATTAGTATAAATTTTTTCCAAAGTTTCATCTAAATAATCATTTGGAATTGGTTTTTGTGGAATAGCTTTATAATTTTTAATCTTATTTTCTGGTATCCATAAATACATTTCACACTTTGGTGATAAATCATATTGTGCTGCTATGTTAAGATCAAGAGAAATCAAAGTTGCCCTTGCATTATTTAAAGCGTCTGATGGATTGATACCAAATGAAAAAGTTATGCAATTAGATTTAAAATTTGAGTTAATCAAGGCTATAGGATTTAAGTATGTAGTTGGTATTAGATATAAATTCATGGTAATTTCCTTTCTTTTAGTTGTTTTGGTTTTGTGAAATGTTATCCGATTACATTTACTTATTCTCCAGATGAAAATAAATTTTGTGTTTCATTTTGCATTTTGAAAATTTTTATGAGTCAAATTTGAAATGTAAGAAGCAAGGAGATTTTAATGTAATAGGAGAGTTGTACAGGATAGAAGAGTAATGAATGCTTTAAATATGATATCTGTGGAGATTTTGTAAACCTTTTGAGGTAAATTTCAATTTTAATATAATGGATGTTAAATTGTTAAGTTATGAGTGTTAGATGTGTTTTGCCTTTCTGAAATTCATTTTTCGCTAATGATAGAGTGATGATAAATAATGATAATATTTTATGGTAAGTGTAAGCGTAAGATCAAATGTTGCAGGAATGAACTTGAAAAGTAGTGATAAAACAAATGACTATGAGATATGAGTTGTGGATGAAATAGTAATGTAGTGTGATTTCCAATTTTTCGATTTTTGTTTGAGAGTTATAAGTAGTTCGAAAGTAGTTCGAAAAGTATGATTTTTTAGAATCCATTTTAATAGAAAACAATTGAGTATTTTGGATGTTTTTATATGGTGATTTATGGGGTGAAAATAGGTGCTAATTTTACGATTTTATGGAAGCTCGAAAAAAGTAAGTAAAATAGGGAAGTTTTTGAGGAGTTTGTGTAGGTTTGAAATTTGATTGAGGAGTCTGGAGGTTTAATTTTGATAGGAAAATAGGTGATTTTTCGAACGTGATATCGAGTAAAAATGGGGTATTTTTTCGAATTTTAAAATTGAGTGGTGAGTGGAACACATCCATGATATATTAGCAAACATAGTATATTAAAAAATGTAAACCTACCCCCGTACTAAGGTTTAAAAAAATGCGTAGTTTTGTAATAATTACGCATTTTTGTTTTATTTAAACTATGAGATATAGTTTTTAAAACTACATGTAAAGTTGTAAAATCAATAAAGATTATTGTATAAAATAGTCCAGGCAAAAGGATATAAATTTCTGACAATAAGGCATAACTAATTTCTCGAAAACCGAACTATGAAAAAATAGCAATTTTTGACGACTTTCTACAAACAATAATTCTAAAATATCCCCCATTTTCCTACACTTTTCGAACTATGCATAAACAATTTTCGAACCTATAAATAAAATACATAAATTGCATAAACAATAACTAAATAGCCCTATAAATTGTATATAAATTATATACAATTACGTAATAAATCATAACAATTTATAATAAATATATAATATTCATAAACAATTCATAAAGATTATATAATAATATAATAACTATTTTATTAAAATATTAAACAATAAATAAAAATAACATAAATATTAAATAAATTATCTGTAATATAAATAAACTTTCTGAACTTTCTAATAATAAATATAAATATGCAATCTTATTTCTGCAGCATAACCCTACACCGTATCATAACTACTGTGATCACACGCAACCACGCAATAACAATTCTGATCAGATCCATTATTCTACAATCTAACAACCCTAACACACTACACACGTACATCATACCGATATAACCACGCACACATATCTACACACGCAACAGCATTATAATAGGTAGCAATCCATGCCATAACTGTATAATATCCCTACAACGTCAATTATAACGCTACACGCACACATAACACATTCTATAACAATCAATAATCACCCATTATACCTATATAACACGTTAAAAGCTAATAATTTCGATTCTAAGGCATTTTCCTATCTTACCCTATAATCATATCGCCTACACAACAAAAAACGCCGTACGAGTCAAAATACGACGTTATTTTATTTCGTTATTATTTCACTATTATTTCACTATTTTTTCATTATATGGATGCATCGCAATATAATTCTGTCTGTACTATAGCAGATGCGAAAACAAGGATAACAATATTGAATTGTTTATATAATATAATCAATTATCATCAATTTCAGTATAATTATTGCAAAAACTTGAACCTGCACATGTATTATCAAACCACTCACAAAATTTTCCGTCTTTTCTATAATATATACAGTGTGTTTTATGCCTACGTTTATCATTAGTTTTTAAAAACGTTGTGTGACATGGTGTACCTATATTTTGTGACAAAATAGCACCCTGTACGGGTGTAGTTTCATGTATTCCAAATTGGCTAGGATAATCTAAATAAGTGTCACTATATTTACCATTTTTATTTTCTTTTTCAGATTTCTTTTCTGCTACACGTTTAAAACCTGTACAATTATGTGCGGTTTGACATATTGTTACACTACAATTTTTATTTACACATTTTCCAGACAATTTATCATAATACATGCATTTTTTATAATGCTGTCTTTTTCCGTCAATACTAACAGTAGCGTATGTGTATATTGAATTTTTTGAATTTATAATTGAATTGTGCGAACTCTTTTCAGTTTTGCTTCCTATTTTAGATGCTTTTGTTATTTGATTAGGATTTGCTTTAGTTTTCTTCTTTCCCATAACATTTTAACTCAATTCTCATTATTATCATACAATATACCTTTTTCGTCCAAATCTTTCTTAACAAGGCTCTTTAAATAAGCATTTGTTGATAAATTTATAGTTTTTAAATAATTTTCAAGTCTATTAGCTTCTTTTATGTCAGTTGGCGTATATTTTATTAAAAATCTTTTTGTTTTCTGATAATACTTTGCGTCTGCTCTTTTTTGTGCATCAGTTCTTTTTTTATTATCTGTTTTGTTTTCCATATTTTATCAATCCTTTTGTGAAAAGTGTATAATAGTAATACATATTAATATACATGTAATATACAAATGTAACAAAATAACAGTTAACCGATAAAAATGTATTGACTATGTCGGTTAACCGTGATATCATAGCATCATCAGCAAGGCACACAAGCCAAACTGATAAAATCAAAATCCCAAATCGGGATTACATAAAAGCTACACATTCTAGTGTAGCAAGACAGGTTTCTAACACCTGTCAAACACGTACATTGAAAACTGAATACAGGGTTTACACTCACAAGTGAAACCACTATAATAATTATATCAAAAAAATATAATTTGTAAAGGTGGTGATTGCATGGGAGGTGAAAACATGACTGGAAAAGAGATAGTAAATCTCATCCGGGAACTGAGGGCAAAAGGAATGTCTGATACAGAAATTCTTGACCTCATCGAGTTTATTGAGACTCATGACCCGAAAGAGATCCAGAAACCAGAAACTAAATAACCTGTTTCCGTAGCAAGTAAACAAGAGTGTAAATCCTGTATTGAGTGTACAAGGTTTACACTCTTTTCTTTTTGACAGTTGAGAAAAGAAAGCCGTACATTGACAAGTGAATAATGAAGTGTTAGACAGCATCACGTTTTTGTTGTATAATCTTCTTTATATAAAGGAGGTGATGCGATGACAAACCAAGATTTATCTGATATGGTCATAAAAATTATAAAAGATAATGGAGTTAGCAAAACATTCATAGCTAATAAATTAGGTATGTCAAGACAACAACTTGATAATATGTTGAAAAAAAAGCATTTTTCGATCAATGATGCAAATTCAATTTTAAATGTAATTGGATATGCTATTGATAAAGTTGAAATAAAAAAAATTTCATAAATGCATTAAAAACAGTTGACAAACAACAAAACATATGCTATCATGTAATCACGGTAAGGAAATAAAAAAAGAGCTGCCGAAAGCGATCAAACCCTAGCAACTCTTTTCCACAGCAGTAACTACCTTACAAGTAATTACACATGATAATTCTAACATTTCATCATTTACTTGTCAAGCGTTTCTGCTAACTTTTCCAAACTGACCTACCGCCTCGCAAACGGTGGGAACTATCGTAATAAGTCCATAGTGGCACTTGTACGTTGACAATTAAATACAAGGTCAGGAAACGAACCTATTACCGAAAACCCTTTTCAGACCTACATAGGCGTATGTAGACCACCTGATAAGTGCGAGTAAGAATAGTAGTATATCCTCATGTAGTCTTGCCCCGAAAGAAGACGCTGGCAACTGAAGCCATACCTAGAATAAATGAAACAGGTAAAACAGTTGGTTTTAATGCTATGGGTTTACAAAACAACTCAGGCAACACTACTATTCAATACAGAATAGAAAAGTGTTTAAAAATACATAGGTACTTTTCAAGTACCACCTCCCAACTTTACAATAGGAAGGAGGTGATAAAATTGTACAAAGTCATATATGACGATTGTACAAAGGTATATGAAAAATGTACTAATAAACTTCTGTGCACGTTCCTAACCGAATCAGAAGCAGATGAGTACATAGATTCATATACATATTGTAACTGATTAACCACGTGCCTGTCAAGTAGGCAGGCACACCAACTGAACGAAAAACCAGGGTGTGAGGGCTACCGGTTCAACTGGAAATAAGTGCATATATCATAATATTTCTATATTATGTGAGGGCTACCACTGAAAAGGTAATAAGTGTCTATACCATCCAAAACACCGTATAGAGCATTGGCGGTGTATAAATATATGCAATGTCATAGGATTCACGATCCTAAAAAACAAGCGTGCGGAAAATGCAAAGTAAAGCACCGTAATAGCTACTTAGAGCGAAAAGGTTTGTGATTTTTTTCCATCGATCATAAATAAAAAAATCACCGTTATATAAAACGTTAAAATCGCTAGGTTATGCGAGAATAACCAAGTAACCCGTAAACAATTTTATTTTGATTTTGCCGTCAAACCTGACAAGCAAAGCAATGTAAACACCGGGCAAAAGCGTAAGACCTGTGAGGGCTGCAAGTAGTAGGTTAGTAACATTGTTTCTAATGTCGGAACGTTTGACGGTGAAAATGAAAATAAAAAATAATTTTTATCGGGATGAGATCCTGAAGAAAGTGGGGAAAAAAATGCAGAACAGTACAATGACAGAAACTAATATCATTTCAATGCTGAAAATGCAGTTGATCCGTGAGATCAATAGCATGGGAACAAAAAAAGAGCGTCTGAGCGTTGCAAAACTGAGACGTAGAACTATCGATGATCTGGAGGACATTTTATATTATCGAATGTACTGCGATCCGGACGGGTGGGATATGTAGGCTTGAAAATTTTTCATTCCTATTATATAATAGTAGGGATAGAAACGGAGGTGAAAAAGATTAAATTAAAAAAGAAAGTTGACATGGCAATTAGCTATGCTGACGATGTAACAAAAAAAGACATTGCCGACCGGTTAGGAATTTCCCCGTCTGGATTTAACCAACGTTTAAATACGGGGAAATTCACACAGGAAGAACTGGAAATGATAGCATCTGTTTTAAACGCTGAGTATGTTTCTTATTTTCAGTTCCCGGATGGCAAAAAAATATAGCAATCGTTTCTAATAGCGGTTGCTATTTTTGTTACATGAATAATGTAGAAAAAACTACAATATTTTAGAAAAACCTATTGACAAACAGGAATAGACACTATATAATTAGCATCAAGAAATGTAGGAAAACCTAAATAAGTTTAGAAAAACATTTCTTAACTAATTAAATAAAGAGGGCTTGCAAGCCAACGGAAACAAGCCTAATAAAAATCGTTGGGAGCTGGTGAACTCCTCAGATCATAGAAAAAATTCACTGTAAAACAATGTTCTGTAATGCAGCCGTAGACGGTCACAAGCCCGTGAAATGCAGAGTGGAGAAAATAAAATTAAGATAGTTTATCTTGAAAGAAAACCCGACAACTGAACACCGCCTAGTCCTACTAATTGTTAAGAGAATAGCATCCACTAGGTTTTCAGTGTAAAAAGAAAAGTACAGTCAACCATGCATCCGAAATGTGCGGTGGCTCTGATGGACAAAGATGAAAAATTTCTTTTACACCTAAAGGCAGAACGGAAGTTACCACATACATGAAAGTGGGAGGGTTTAATTGGAAAATTTCAAACCAATAGGAGGAAAACAAAATGTTAGCATATGTTGGTGCAATCGTAAGAGAAGACACTATTACAATAGATGGTTATACATCTAATAAAACTATCAAAGGAATCATCCGAGACGTTGCAAGAGCGGTTGAAAAGTACAGCAAAGTTGAAGCGGATTCATTGAGAGATTGTTTATCAGATAAAATTGATGAATATAATAATCCTTTTTTAGATCCCAAATATAGCGATGGAGGTTATTTTTTCCAGGTGGAAGAAACCCCATGTGCAACAAGCTATAATGAAGAAACTGATGAGATGGAATACAAAGATGGATATCATAACTATTTTTGTATTCGAATTGTAAAATAATTTAAACAAACATAAATAGGAGGAAAACATCATGGCAGTAAATTTAACAAAGGAAACAGCAACTCAGAAACAGGAAACAAAAAAAGTTGTAGTTATGTCAGTATTCCTGACAAACCTGACACAGTACAACAACGGAAATCTGGTTGGCATGTGGATCTCACTTCCGACCACAACCGCAACTATTAAATCCGCTCTGGAAAAAATCGGATGCGGTAAAAACGGAGATGCAAGTTTTTCATTGGCAGATGAGTATTTTTTAACCGATGCTGACACAATTCTTAATTTTGAGATTCCGGAATACTCAAACATTTTCGCACTCAACAGAGTAGCGGAAAAAATCGCAAAATTAAACGTCGATCCAGACGTATTTAATGCTTTCATGGAAAACGGCTATACAGTTCAAGAAGCAATCGACAAAATAGAAAATGTTGATTACATATATTATTACGGTTGCGATGATATGGAAGACGTAGCCGAAGTAATCGCAGAAGAAACTGGAGTTTTCGAGGGAGTACCGGAAACGTTCAGAATGTATTTTGATTTCAAGGCATATGCAAGAGATCTGGAAATTGAAGGGTGTTTTTATGAAAGTGACCACGGAATGATTGAGATCATCAAATAGAATTATAGGCAGTAACAGAGCACACAAGCTAGACAGACAGCGGAAAATAAAACGGTTTGTGTGCTTTTTAGTACCTATAAACAAAATAAAAAAGAGAAAAGAAAACAGGAGGAAACAAATATGAAAAAAGTAAACTTGATTAAAAATCTACTGTACAAGGTAGAAATGGGAACAGAAACAGCAAACTTAGCTGACTGGATCGGTGATTATATCCCGGCAACGTCACCGCTTGAAGCTCTGGAGTTAGCACAGAGTTACCTTGTAGAAAACGGATATACCGGAGACGTAAACGCACTTGTTTACCGTATGTCTGTTTTGCAGACAGTCAACGGAATCAAAGAGCTGAAGGAGGTAAGACGCAATGCATATGGATTTTAAACCACTCCCAACCATGAAAAAGTCTTTTCCATTCTGCAAAACACAGGATGGAAAAAGAACGATTCTTTTTGATCTTTCAGCTCTGTCTGAATCAAAATTGGATCTGACAGAAGAGGAAAAAGAAAAGATCACAGAGCAGCTTTTTAGATCGTCTGTCGGAACTACAACTTATGATGCAGAAACGTTTTGCATCAAAATCGACAGACCGGAAACTGAAATATACATGGATCTTACTTTTAAGATCCATCGCATCTCAAAAAAGGAAACCGGAAAATGGTTATATACATTTAAAATGTTGGACGGTTTTATTTCTCATACATATGAGAAAAATATATATGGAATCGTTCCAAACGGTACACTTTCAAAGAAAGTGGACATGTACGGAATGAAAAGACATGAAAGCATATACAGACATGATGCTGAAGACGTAGAAATTTAATTGCTGATAAGCACACCGAAAACAAAAACAGAGAAAAAGAAATAAAAATTTTTGGTGTGCTGATTGAACAATTAAATAAAAATTAACAGGAGGAATAAGCATGAACATGAAAAACAGTGCAATTTTTAACGTGGCACTCTACGAGGCAATCCACGGACAAATTGAAACTATTGACCCAGCTGCACAAAGCCGTAAACAGGCACGAGAGAGACAGAAGGAAAGAAGCCGAAAGATTCTGTCTTTCCAGAAACAAAAAGCACAGAAAGCAAAACAAGAGGCACTGAGAGTGCAGAAAACTATTGCTCTGTTTTCGCTTTTATTTGCGGTTGTTTCAGGCTTAATTGCTTTCTTTGTTCCTGGGATGGGAGAAGCAATCGCAGCAACTTTAATATTTCTTTTCGTTGCGATATCCATTGGAAATGCAACTAGAAAAAGAAAGATTGTTGTGACGGTATGAGTTTCACGACACCACAAGCAAGACAGAAACCGAAAAGGCAGATCCACCGGAAGAATGATGGAAAGATAGAATATTGCTATCAACGCTATAACGGTGGAATATATAACAATGACGATTTCATAGACATAGAAGAGTTTGACTTTTCAAAATGGTTACGTGATCGCTTAAAAGAATGGTAGGAGGGGAAAACGATGCAAAATGCATTATTACTGGAAATTATTTTAACATGCGTGCTTACATGCTGGCTTGCAATCGGAATTACGGCAACGGTCATAATCGTTGTAATAGATTTCGTTAGATCTAAGTATATTAAAGCTAATTGGAAAAGTTTTTTGAAGGAAAACATATGGAAAATTATTTTTGGTTTCTTTCGTGGGGTTTATTCATTTGAAGCATGTTTATACGTGCTAACTCATGACGGAAACGAATATACAAAAATGTACGGATTTACATCTGTATTCTAAAAAACAAATATACACAAATGATGGAGGAAAATATCATGGAAAACTTTTTTAAAAAATTTGAAAACAATGTGGTAGTTATTAATACAACCCCACATGCAATTACAATGAAGGATGTCACAGGTGAGTTAGTAAGCGTAGAATCAGATTCAAGTCTGTTAATCAATGCACAGGCAAAAGAAGAAAAAGTTTCAGATCTTTTTGTGAAAACCGTCTTTGAAAGTACTGAGAACGGATGGAACAAAATCAAAGAGATCAAAGAAACATTTTCGGAACTATATCATGATGGAGAAACACTTGTCATCATTGGAAGCATCATTGCAGCACAAGCCTATCCAGGTGAAGTAGTTGCAATGGTGCCGGTTCCTGGATTTGAACGTGTTGCTCCAACGGAAAAACGTATGCGATGCGACAAGTTCACAGTGTTTCAGAAATAAAAATGGAGGAAAATTAAAATGAAAAGAACAGTAAAAACATTATTAATCATTTTAGTATCACTTACACTTGCATTTGCAACACCGATGCAGGTGGAAGCCGGAAACAAAACGAGATCCACTTACGGAAGAGTGACCGGATACATGACCATCACAACGGCAGACGGTAACGTTTGGAAACTGTCAAGCGATCATCCGGAAAAGAATAGATACATGAAATACAACAAGAAACTGAATCGTTATGTATCACGGTTTAAAAAAGGAAGTCGTGTGAAAGTCAAATTCAAGACGATGGGAACGAAAAACAAGACAGATGACAGAATAATGTCTGTCAAAGTGTGTAAGTAACATACTGGAAAATATTTAATGGTTGATAGGTACATAAAACTTGAAACAATAGAACGGTTTTATGTACCGATTGAATTATTAAATAAGAAGAAACACACTCAAAGGAGGAAATAAAAGTGGGAAAAGTTAGAATGTTCTATGATGCAAGACAGATTAGAGGAATGGCAGCTACTGCTATGTTCAAAAGTTTCAAAGAACAGATTTATAGAAATGAACAGGGTGGAAACGAACCTGAAGCTCTGTTTTATGATGATGACGGAAACGAATATGTAATCTACAAGGGTTATGTTGGTTCTAATCTCTGCTGGATCGCAGATGTTACGAATTGTAACGGAAACTCTTGTGGTTACTATGCAGAGAAAACTTTGTTAAAACTCACGAAAACGCTTTTTGATAAATGCGTAATGAGAAAATAAAGAAAAGGAAGGTGTCGAAATGGATACATACTATCAATACAGAGATCTAAAGACCATGATTGCTCATAAACTTATGAACATGGATGGCTGGAAAGTATACGGATACAAACCAGATATGAGCGATCTCATGACAGATTATTACGATCCGGCGAATTGGGATGGCATAGCGGAAAAGAACGGGTATATTCTTTGCATAAACGTTTCAAATGCTGCCGATAGAACGGAAATCAAAAAATATAATTACAACAACACGGAAACATCTGCAAAAGTAGCGGAAAAAATTCACAAACTTGAACAGATGACCGTAGAACGTGGAGCATCTGAGCAGGAAGCAGAAACGGCTAGAAAGTCTATCGAAAAGCTTCTTAATAAGTCCCAGAGTACGGAAAAATACGTTGTAACTGGTTATATTCCGGCACACATGGCAAATCCAACGAGAATGAATTGGCATATTGAAAAGGATGGAATTATTGTTGCCAAAGGTAACGGAATTTTGAAATATGCAAAGGTGAGTAACTATTATAATTACTCACAGTATAAGAACGATTTAAAAGAATTTAAAGCTTTTAGTCGTGAAGAATATGCAAAAAAATATGCATCTGACTTGATTCGTAAATGGAATTATACAGAAGAACGTGCCATGAAATCAGCAGAAAGACATGTTAAAGAAATGGAAAATGACTTTGAGCTTGTGAATAAGTTTGAAACTTTTATTAACAAAATTGACACCACTTGCGGCGGTTTACTTGGTGAAGGTGATGGATATATTTATGAAAAAGTAACTATCACTGAATATAAAACGGAAAATAAAGTGGTAGAAGATGAAACCGGAAGCATCAAAGAAGGACAACTTTTCATCGTAAAGACTGGATTCAATTATGGACACAATAAAGGATATGTATATAGAATCCATGAAACCAGATGTGAAGATGGAAAAGTTCTCTATCACGCAAACAAGCTCAACAGAAAGAAAACGAAAGAATGTACTGGTAGAGCTGATAGTTCTAACTATTGGTACATTACGGAAAATTTTCTTAGATGGTTTGAAAAAGGTTCTCTTGTATGGTGCCATCTGGAAGAAGTTAAAACACCGTATGAGGTAGAAACAGTAGTTAAAAAGAAAATCAAGAAAGAAGGAAACGAAAAGAGAGAAAAGAAAACTGATAAAGCTACAACGGAAACAAAGCAAACAGTGAAAACAAAAACCGATAACCAGGAAATCGGATCAGATACAAGCGATATTGAAAATTTGCACTTTGAAGTATCTGAAGATACAGATACAAGAGATAACTCAAAAATCTATCTTGCTAAGGTGTCGGAAAAATTAACTCGTGAAGAGTATGTAAAAGTAAATATTTATATTAAGTCTATCGGTGGTTATTATTCCAGATTCAAGCACGCTTTTTTGTTCAAGGAAGATCCAAGTGGAAAACTTTTCAATGTGTCTTATATGGAAGATGGAGAGAAAACAGAACAAAAAAATAATACACCAGAAACAAAACATACAGAACAGGAACAAAAAGAAGAGAATGTTAAGTATGTGATTACGGAAGATAAACATACAAAAACAGGTGCTACAATCTGGATTGTAAAACCGGAAAAGAATCTAACTAAACCGGAATTTGCGACCATTAAGAAACATTTAGCAACGTTACAAGGCTTCTATAGCAGTTTCAAGAATGGATTTATATTTACATATGATCCAACAGAAAAATTGTGTGCAGATGGCGGTTAGTATACCTATACCGCTTATTTCACTAAAGGAAAGGAAAGGAAATAAAATGTTCAAAGATAACCGAGATTTTTATCCAACGCCGGAAAGAATCATAAACCAAATGCTTGAAGGATTGGACTATAGATATATTAACACTATACTGGAATCATCTGCAGGTAGTGGAAATATTGTAAATACACTTAAACGAATTGAAGAACAGGAAAATAAATGGTCAAGAAAATTCGAATTTGATATTGATTGCATAGAGTATGATCGGAATTTACGTGCGATCTTAAAGGAAAATAATCATAGAGTTGTATATGATGATTTCCTGGCATATGAGACTATGAAAACATATGATCTTATTATTATGAATCCACCTTTTTCAAATGGATGTAAGCATCTTTTAAAGGCTTTAGAGATGCAAAAAAGGAACGGTGGTGCAGTTATTTGCATACTTAATGCGGAAACATTACGGAATCAATGCAGTAATGAGCGTATAACACTTTCTAAAGAATTAGAAGAGTATGGAGCGGAAATAAAGTATATAGAAGATGCTTTTTTGGATGCAGAAAGAAAAACAAGTGTGGAGATAGCTTTAATAAAAGTAAAGCTGCCGGAAACAAAACACAATTCTTTTATTCTGGAAGGATTGAAAAAAGCAGAAACAGAGAAAGAAAATGTGTATTCAAATGAGTATACACAAGTTGCGGAAAACGATTTTTTGAAATCAATTATTGATCAATATAACATGGAAATAAAAGCCGGAATTAGATTAATCAATGAATATCGTGCAATGAGTCCATATATCTTGCAATCTTTCGAAAAAGATAAAAATTCGGGAGAAACAATACAAACAGGTGGATGTATTTTATCTCTGGATATTTCAACAAATAGAAACAAATATGAAAATAAGTTATCTGTAAACAATTACATTAGAGAAGTACGTGGTAAATATTGGAAAGCATTGTTTGAAAATCCAAAATTTATCGGACAGCTTACAAATAACTTACAGTTGGAGTATTACAACAAGATTGAGGAATTAAAGGAGTATGATTTCTCAGTATATAATATCCGTGAAATACGAATGGACATGAATAAAAAAGTTGTAAAAGGTATAGAACAGACAATTATTAATCTGTTTGAAAAATTAAGTAACAAATATTCTTATTACGATGAATGTACAAAAAACATTCATTATTTTAACGGATGGAGAACTAACAAAGCATGGATAATCAATAAGAAAGTTATTATCCCATTAAACGCATATGATAGTATCTGGAACAATTATCGACCATCCAGACATGAAGTTGTAAGAAAATTACAAGACATTGAGAAATGTTTTAATTACTTGGATGGAGGATTAACAGAAGCTATTAATATGCAAAAATCATTATCTTTTGCGGAAGAATACGGAGAAACGAAAAATATTACTTTGAAATATTTTGATATTACTTTCTATAAGAAAGGAACCTGTCATATTACATTTACAAATGAAGAATTATTAAAGAAATTTAACATTTTTGGATGCCAACATAAAGGATGGCTGCCACCTGGATATGGAAAGAAAACATATAAAGATATGACAACGGAAGAAAAAGATGTTGTAAGTGCTTTTGAAGGCGAAAAAGAATATAACAAAGTAATGGAAAATAAACAGTATTACTTATTTGACGGAAAACAATTTCTACTTGAACAGAAATAAGAGAATAATAAAAGAAAAAAGAAAGTGAGGAAACAGCAATGAAAACTTATAAAGGATTCAACAAAGATATGACATGTAGAGGATTTCAATATGAAGAAGGAAAAGAATACACAGTTGGATTCAGAATGAATGGAGTTTGAATGGAGCAAAGATGGTAAGAGTTGTAAGAGGACTCGTGTGATGAGTTTGGATAAAGCAATCGAGCATGGGAAAGAAAAAAGAAAACCTTATACAGGGGACAAGGCGGTTGATAATGAATGCAGGAATCACGGAAGTTGTTCTTGGTGCAGAGAGAAAAGATTACATTCAATTAAAATACAAGAAGACGCCGCAGACGCCAAGATAAAAGAATATGAGCAAGAAGGATGGGAATGACAAAATGAAGAAATTCGATGTTAAATACTATGAATGTTATGGAAAACATTATGAAGTAGAAGCAAATAGTAAAGAAGAAGCGGAAGAAAAATTGATTGATGCTATTGAAGAAGGTAGAGTAAATCCTCCAGATCAGTGTTATGACAGAGACGCGGAGGCAACAGAAATTAGAGAAGTAGAAGAAGATAAAAATGACATGGAAGCATTATCTGATCATTTAATTGAAATCGTAGAACAAAACGATGAAAGATTTTCTTTTGAATGTGGGGTATGCCATCCGGAGCAGGCAAAGATTGAAATTTTCGATAAGGAAAAGGAAATTGGATATATCGTTAAGATTGATCCGATTGAATATGATGAAAATGGAGAGCCGGTGAATATTTGAAATAAAGTTATGTTATAAAGTTGAAAAAGATGTTGACTAGTACTTATTAAAGTGATAATATAATGGATGTAAAGGAGGTAACAGATGGCAAAACCTAAACAAAACGGAATCAGAAAATCTGTTTATATCTCAAAAGAACTAGAGGAAAAACTGGAAAAAGAAGCTTCTGAAAAAGGAACGAATTTTTCAAATTTAATCAGAATGATTCTAGTTGAAAGAGAAGCAAATAAACGGAAATAAAAGAATGACGGTTTAGTCCCGACCAAAGAACTCAAAACCGCCATTCAACTCAATGTATGGTTAAGCCACACGATTGACGCATCTATTATATATCACTTCATTAGATTAAGTCAATCATATTTTTTCCAACTTTATTTGTACCTTGAAAACTGCATAAAAGGTTAGCTACCGGAATAGCTGCGATGAATGAGCTGGAACGCTCCGGATAGTGTGTCGGCAGATATGTGGATAAAAAGCATATAAAACGCTATCAAAATAAAACAAAAAAAAGAAAGGAATTGATTTTTATGTTAATGGAAACAAAACAGAAATCAGAATTACAGTTGTTTCAAAAGGAAGAGTTTGGAACAATCAGAACGGTTGTTATTGATGGAGAACCGTGGTTTGTTGCTAAGGATGTATGTGACATTCTTGGAATGAAGAATCCAACAATGTCAATGAATGGATTAAAAGATTTTGAACGGGCTAAGTTAAACTTAGGTCGTCAAGGAGAGGCGAATATCATAAGCGAGAGCGGATTTTATACTCTTGTGATCAGAAGCCGGAAACCAGTTGCGGAACCGTTCCGTATTTGGGTAACAAGGGAAGTACTTCCAACAATCAGAAAGACAGGTCAATATGTTGCAGGATCTGGAAATAAAGTAGAAAGCATGGTTGAAGATATGGGGTGCAACATGAAAATTGCATATGCTCAGATTAACAACATGGAAGATATGATCGGAGAACAGAATAATATGCTGAAAATGGTAGTGGATAACATGACATTGACTACCAGACAGCAACAGAAATTGTACAAGGCTGCTAAAGATCGTATCAACCACTTGTTAGGTGGTGCACATAGCGTCAGATATAAAGCACATTCCAAAAGCTATTTCATCAATCTATGGAATGATTTTAAAGAGAAATATGCGACTGGAAGTTACAAAGATTTGAATCCAAAATATTACGATGAAGCTTTTGACTGGATTCTAAGATGGGAATATAGCGAAGATTAAAATTACATATTATTCCACGCTGTAGAGTGATGGAAGCTGTCTTATACTTTCCAGTAACAAGAAAGTAGGTTGAGAGTGCTGGTTTATTTGGAATAGAATTAGATACAAGTGACGATAGAAGATAGAAAAGAATTAGATTGTAAAATTTTGCTCATTATACAATGAATAAAAAATCACCTCATGAACTGGTGCTCTCAATAAAAATAAAAATAGAGAGCTAGATTTTATCTAACTCCCTATTTATGGAGATAGAATTAGATACAAGTGAATAAAGAAAATGGGAATATAATAAGAATTTCACAAGAAATTAATCTTTATACTTTGGAAATTTAAACTTGCATAACATTTTAGTGATAGCGATCACTTTTTTGTCAGATAATTCTGGGTGGTTGCAAATCATATCAATTGCATATTTTCTTATTAGGCATTGCATACCAAATCCAATGATAAAAGTTAACCCAGAGCAAGTTGATATAACAAATATTAAAATTTTCCCCATTGTACTTCTCACCTCCTTGGTAGCATTAGGGTAGCTTTGAATGGAGGCTTGTATATTCTATCTAACATTGGATTAGCAATACCAATGTATAAGTTACCATTTTTACCATTTATGTAAAGATAGAACGTTTGTTTTGACAAACTATTGATTACATATAGAAACAATAATAGGCGATATCTTTCAACGGATATCGCCTAATTCATTGGAAAATAAAAAGAAACGGAGAAAGATATTATGGAACAGATTACACTTACAATTAGTGCTGATAAAGATGGAAGATATAAAGTTGTAGATGTTTTGAAACAAATTCAAAGATCATGTAGAAATATCAAGTTCCCGGATAAACCTATTGAAGATACATGTCTTGCAGATTTGATGTTACATGGTAAGCAATGTATTAGAGGAATATCAAAAGGACTCATAAATACATGGAGTATGGAAAATTTTGAGTATGGTATGAGAGAAATAACTTTATATTTTGCATAATAAATAAACAAAAATGGAGGAAAACAGAATGTTAAAATTTACAACAAATGCAAAGGAATTGAAAAATGTTTTGGATAAAGGAGTAGTATCTATTGATAAAAAAGTAGTCAATCAGAAATTAAAAAATATTTACTTTTATGTGGATGAGAAAGCAAATACACTGAAAAGTGTTTCTACACATGGATTACAAGCGTTTACGGAAGTGAATGTAGATGCTTATATCATTGAACCTGGATGTTTTGGAATCAGTATTGATGATGTGAAAGTATTATCAAAACTGACTGGTGAAGTCACTTTGGAAGATGATGGAAATAGAATCTGCGTTAAGAACGGAAAGAAAGTATTGACAATTCCTAAATATGAAAACACAGATGTATTTCTGCCGGAAATGGATAAGACGGAAACGAATATTATAAACTGCAAAGAGTCTTGGTTATTGGAAACAATTTCAAATCTGGATTGTATGACATTTCATTCAGATAACAATATACCAATACAGTGTTTCAATTTTAATATGAAAAAAGAGCGTGTAGAAGCCCTGGACGGTAATAGAATTGGAACTAGATCATTGAGTGAACAGGAAGTTATTAATAAGTATGATAATATAATGCTGCATAATATGTGTGTTCCGGTATTCAAGAAACTTTTAAACAAGAAATCAGATGATATCGTGAAAATGTCACAGGATAAGAAATATGCAAAAGTAGAAGGAAAAAATTTCACATATATTATTAAAAAGTGTGACGGAAAGTATTTCAATGTAGATAATATGATCAATGCGAATTTTGATAAATCATTCACAGTTAATTGTAAGAATTTTTTTGAAGTATGTAGTGATGCTTACAATTTAATTAAATTGCAAGGAAAAGAGTGTAGAGTGCCTATGATAATGCATATGGAAGATGGAAAAATTTATGCATATACAAATACAGTTAGATACGAGTCATTTACTTCCATTGATGCAGAACATATTATTATGGATGATATGATCATTAGATTTAATCCAAGATATCTGACAGAAGCATTAGGAATTATTGATGTTGAAAAAGCAAATGTTAAATTAGTGAGTTCTAAAGCACCTATTATTATAGAAGGAAATGAATACTTGTTTTTGATACTTCCGGTATATATTAAAGATTATATTAACTATGAAGAAGTGTTTAGGAGATTGATTGAAAAAGCAGCTTAAATGGTTGCTTTTTAGGATAAATGGAGGAAATATGATTTATAAAGTCATCGAATCGGAAAAGATTATAAAAATACAATGTACATTAGAATAATATAAAAATGTAGAATTTGAAAAAGAATTAAAAATGTGTAAGTAGATCGAAACCGTATAAAATTGTAATTGAAATAAGAATGGAGAAACAAAAAAATATGAAAATACCAGAAAATACAGAATATTTTACATATTATAATGCAAATCAAAAAGGAAAATATACTACAGATTGTGTAATTAGAGCAATATGCACTGCATTAGGACAAGGGTATGAAGAAACTGTAATGGAATTAACAAAATTATGGCTTGATTCTGGTTACGAAATGGGTGAACCTTCATGTTTTGGGAAATATCTTAAGTCAAAAGGCTGGAAAAAGAATAAGCAGCCAAGAAAAGAAAACAATAAAAGATATACAGGTAAAGAGTTTTGTAAAATATTCACAGGGACTTGTGTTGCTAACATAGGATGTGGACATATCGTATGCATAAAGAATGGAAAAATTCTTGACATATGGGACAGTTCAGATGGATGTATTGGAAATTATTGGACATTGGAAGATTAGATAAGCTTGAGCGAAAGGAATTTGAAATTGCAGTTATATTATGTGAGTAGAAACAAGCAATGAAACAAGAGTTTCAATAGAATAATTGGAGGAAAGTAATATGAACGATAAAAAATATTACGTAGATTTAATAGAAAAAATATGTTTTAAATATAGTCTTTCAGGCTCGTTAATAGAAAAAACATACATAGAAGGAATTAGTAACAATGATTTAACTTGTTGCTATATAGATGGAAGAATTAAGAAGTCAAAAGAATTAAGAAGGGAATTAACATCTGTCTTAAATGACTTTCTTAAAGAATACCCAGATACAATCAAACCGTTATATTCATAAAGGAGGAGAACTTACCATGACAGGGAAATATATGTATGATTGTTATGATAAAGATGAAAAACCTTTAGGAGTTTTCTTTGAGGATGGAACAAAAGAACTTTTAAAACATCATCCTGACGTAAAGTATGTAAGAGGTATGGATGCTGTGACAAGACTTCCGGTTTGGCATGAAGTGAACGAAGACGGATTATTTTCTTACAAGCCAAAAGAAAAGACTCATTATGATGAACAAAATTGGTCTTATAGTGATTTTATATAATAGATATGAAACGATGATTTATTTAGAAAGTGAGGAAACATTATGATTATTGCAAAAGAATTATTTGATTAAACAATTACATTATAGAAGATTGCAGTCCGGCTGCTTAATTGAATGTGTAGAGGATGAAAAGTAGTTATTTATGGATATGGAGAAAGCCATTAAATGCGTGTTTCCTTGGGATTGGAGGTAAGAGAAAATGGAAAATAATGATTGGATTCCTGTTAGTTCTGGTTTGTTTCCAAATGAACAGGAAGATGTGCAAGTAACATTTATTGGATATAACGACCATATACCATATTGCGTAGCATTTGCGTATAGAAAAGATGAAGAATGGTATTGGTCATTAAATGATAGTGAAGTAAAAGTAGAAATTACAGCATGGAAGAAAAATTGCGAACCGTATAAGACAAAGTAAGAAATCCGCATTTCATAGGAAAGGAGACTAAAAAATATGTATGGTGGTATAGTTGTAAAACCTTATTGGGGTTTTAAAGTTGGAGATAGGATATACTTGAGAGAAACAAATATTGCATTCAAATGGAGTGCTGATTTATATAGGTCAAAGGACTTATCATCATTTGTTGTCACGGTATGGGATATTGATGAATTTAGACAGTGTGTAAAATTAGACTGACGGATGACTAGGGAAGGCGAAATGTATTCCTTTATTCAACTCGTGAAATGTGTGTTTTTCTTTGGAAAGGAAATGTAAGATATGAGTAGAAAGTATGATATTAGAATTTGTAAATGTGGACGGATTCATGCTATCCCAAATGAGAGGATTGAAAAGGCATTAGATGCTGATAAAAACTTTCTTCTTATTTGTGCAACATGTGGAAATGCAACTCTGATTGGTGCAAATATTTCGCCTGATTGGTACGATCCATCAAAAAATTGTTATGAAATGTATTCGGCAGATTTTTCTTCATACGAAGATAAAGTAATCAATACAGATACATTTAAGAAAAATGAGAAAGAAAAGGCAGTAGAAGAAATTCTTTACAGCCACGGGATTAAAGTTCCTATGAAAACAGGTCAGTATGCAACAGACTACTTTAACGGCAGATTTTCTGATAGATGGTATCCTGATTTTTATAAAATTCAGAGAACGAATATTACAGTAAAGGAAATTATGGACTTTATTGATGAATACACGCACGACAGAACTACAGTAAATATGAATAGATTCATCAATGAAACACCTGACGATGTGCTTGACGAGTTATCCAATTATCTGATTGATGGGTTAGATTGGAAGGGAACTAATTTTGAGAAAGAGTGGCACAAGTAAGAAATTTGCATTCCATTAAAAGATTGGAGGATACCATGTTTAAATTATCATCTATAAAAGTTGGAATGAAATATCAAGATGTAAGAAATGAAATTATTAAATCAAATAATTTAATTATGAGTTGTTTGCCAGCTTTTTGTAATAGTAACTATGATGTAGCAGAAAATTTTGACACAAAAGAGAAAGTCTATGTATTGAGAGATTATGTTACAGGAATTATTACAGATGTTACTACAGATTATTGTAAAGCAGTGAATGTTGAAACAGCCAAAAGAAATATACATAAAATTCTTTATAATAATGGTTGAATTTTTGAAAATGAAAAAGAAAGTTATATTTAATATATCCCGGTTGCAATTGATGAACTGTTAAATATTAAATCAGAAGATGGAGATAAATTTAAAATAACGATTGAAAAATTAAATTAGGTAAAAATAATAGTTTATAATAGAAAGGTAGGAAAATAAAATGAGTAGAGTAATAAAATATGTATGTGATTGCTGTGGA